GGGGAAGCGATATGACCGCGAAATTGCACGTTCGGCCTCAAGATTTGGAGATTTGCACATGGTTGCTGGCAGACCTCCCAAGCCAAATGAAATAAAAAGAGCAACAGGTAATCCTGGCAAACGTCCGTTGACTGAACTTGCAGTTGTTACAACTTTGCCAATGGCAGACCGCACTCCACCTGCGCCCGAAGGTTTGGGCAAAGATGGACTTGAGCTATGGAATAACGCATGGGAACACGCAATCACTTGGTTGTCTCCGGCATCGGATCGACAAGCCATTGAGAACTCAGCGCGGCTGGCAGATGATTTAAGAGCCGCAAGAAATAAATACCACGCAACTTTGGAAGCAGCCGACGGAAGGTTGTTGGTTCACGTCAACAAAGCATTTGTCGATTCCCTTTCCGCACTTGGCTTCGATCCTGTATCTCGCACACGCCTTGGCGTTGCCGAGGTCAAACGAGTTTCAGCTCTTGACCAATTGATTGCCAAGAGACAAAGCAAGCAATAGCAAGGAGTGCCAGGGGTGGCAAAGAAAATTGAAGGTTGGCCACCACGTTGGCTGACAACAGTTCCTGAAGCTGATTTGAAACGTTCTCGCGGCGCTCATGTCTCTGATTTTGCTGAAGCACTCTGCAAGATTACAAAAGACTCGGTTGCTGGTAATGCCGGTCAACCATTGAATTTTCGTGGATGGCAGCGAGAGTTGACTCGTCAACTGTTTGCTGAGAAAGCAGACGGGACACTTCGTCACAAGGTTGCGCTCATCGGCCTTCCTCGAAAAAACGGAAAGAGTGCCTGGCTCTCAGCAGTTGCACTTGAGTCCCTAGTCTTTGGATCAGTTGGCGGGGAAATCTATTCCTGCGCCGCTGAGAAGGAACAGGCAAAGATTGTGTTTGGCACAGCCAAGCGCATGGTTGAGATGCAACCTGAACTCTCTGAAGTTCTCGATGTATTCAAAGATGCCATTTACAATCCCAAAACTGGCTCTGTGTACCGAGCTTTATCCGCCGAGGCATTCTCCAAAGAAGGATTGAACCCAACCTTCGTTGCCTTTGACGAACTCCATGCACAACCCAATCGCGAACTCTTTGATGTCATGTCACTGGCGATGGGTGCTCGCGTAGAGCCTCTGATGGTCGCTATCACGACAGCAGGAGTCAAGACTGACAACTCAGGTAAAGATTCCATTTGCTTCTCTCTCTACGAGTACGGCAAGCGCGTCGCTAGTGGGGAAGTCGATGATCCGACTTTCTTCTTCTCGTGGTGGGAAGCTGCCAACGGAGAAGAGAGCGACTATCGCTCACCTGATATTTGGAAATCTTCCAATCCTGGCTTTGACGACATAGTCGCAGCCGGTGACTTTGCATCAGCAATCTTGCGAACACCCGAGGCCGAGTTCAAGACCAAGCGTCTAAACATCTGGACTTCGGTGTCTGAGACTTGGTTGCCTCATGGCGCATGGGATGCGATTGCAAACCCTCAAGAAATTCCTGACGGCTCTGACGTAGTCATTGGCTTTGACGGATCATTCAATGGCGACTGCACAGCAATTGTTGCAGTCTCTGTCGAAGATGTTCATCACGTTGTACCTGTGAAGGTGTGGGAGAAACCCGACGAGGCCGACGCCAACTGGCAAGTGCCGGTGCTAGAAGTAGAAGATGCCATTCGCGAAGCCGCAAGGCGCTGGCAGGTCTTAGAGATTTCATGCGACCCGTATCGATGGGCAAGAACATTTCAAGTCCTAGAAGATGAAAATTTGCCCGTCGTAACTTTTCCACAGAATGCCTCAAGAATGACTCCTGCCACCACCCGCTTCTTCGAGGCAGTAGTCAACAAAAGCATTACGCACAATGGCGACCCACAACTGGCTCGTCATATCTCCAACGCCACCTTGCGCGTCGATGCGCGTGGCTCACGCCTAGCAAAAGAGAAACGCGGCTCTATGCGTCGCATTGACTTGGCAGTGGCATCTGTCATGGCACTCGAAAGAGCAGCCTGGTGGCAAACCCAAAGCGGCAACTTGCCGCAAGTCTTTGATCCCTGGTCACTTCAAGAAGAGGAGATACCAAGTGTTTGGTCTAATCACGACAATAATTGAAATCCTTGGCGCAATCCTGATTGCTGTTGGCATTGGAATCATTCTCGGAATTGGTGCAGCTTGCATCGCGTCAGGAGTTTTGCTCATTGCTGGCAGTTATTTTGTAACATCTGAAGGAGCAATTGAATGAGTCTCCTGCGTAGAGGTAGCACAAGCGGCAGATACCCACAGTTTAACAACTACGTTTCACCTTTAAGTCAACTGTACGGACAGACATCAATGACCTCCGCAGCCGGAGAACGAATTGATGAGTGGACGGCGCTTGGAGTTTCATCAGTGCTGGCGGCAGTTTCCCTGCTTGCTGACTCTGTGGCTTCAATGTCGCTGCGATGCTTTGTGATTAATAAAGATGGCAAGCGAGTAATGCAGCCGCTGCCAACTATTCTTGCAGACCCTGATCCTGAATCCAACACTTACGAACTCATCCATCAGATAGTCGCTTCAATGGCGCTGCATGGAAATTCATACATCAAGATTGATAGAGACTCACGCGGAGAGATGATTGGCCTAGTGCCTTTGCATCCGTATCAGATGCAGGTCATGCCTAATGGGGCGCAGACTGGTCGCATTTACTTGCACCTTGGGAATGAAATAAGCAACGAGGACATGATTCACATGCGTTGGTTCACACCGCCGCAGTCTTTGGTTGGCATCTCTCCACTCAATCAAGCTCGCAACCTTGTTGGCCTTTCCATCGCAATGGATCGACACCTTGCGCAGTTCTATGGCGAAGGCGGCACTCCTTCTTCAGTTCTTGAGACTGACCAAAAGTTGACTCTCGACCAGGCTCGCATCATTCAAGGCACATGGGAGGCGACTCATCGCCGCCATCGTAAGCCAGCAGTTCTTTCAGACGGATTGAAATGGCGTCCAATCACAACATCGGCAGCCGACAACGAAATGATTGCAACTCGCGAGCAGCTCATTCGTGACATTGCCCGAATCTTTAGAATTCCTGACCACCTTATCGGCGCAATGGGTGGCAGTCAGACTTATCAAAACGTCGAACAGGCGTCCATCAACTTCCTGACTCACACAATTGCACCCTGGATTCGTCGCATTGAAATTGGAATGTCCAAGATTCTTTTGACTGGAACAGATGTTGCATTTGATACATCGTCAATCTTGCGCACAGATGCTCTGACTCGCTCTCGCGTGAATATGATAAATGTTCAGATGGGCGCTCGTACTCCAAATGAAGTTCGCCAAATTGAAGGTCTTGAGCCTTTTGATGGTGGCGATGTATTCCATCAAGCATTGACTGGCAGCGTCACCGCCGGTGGTGACACACCTGCTCTTGGTCAAGATGCTGATCCATCTGCACCTGTGATGGGAGTCCTTGAGTAATGGCCGAGACATATCGTCCAACCAAGGGAATGCAAGAAGCCGCAGTTCGTGCTCTTGCATGGATTAAGGATGGCAAGGCGGGACAAGGCTTCACCGATGTTGGACGCAAACGTGCCTCCGACATTGCAGCAGGACGTTCAATGTCCCAAGAGATTGTCATGCGAATGTATTCATTCTTCGCTCGACATGAAGTGGACAAGAAAGCCACAGGCTTCAACTCAGGTGAAGAGGGTTATCCATCACCGGGGAGAGTTTCATGGGATGCGTGGGGCGGGGACGCTGGATTCTCATGGGCAACCAAGATAAAAAACCAACTTGATAACAATGTTCGAGCTTTGCAACAAATGACATCCGAGGAGGGTGCAATCATGGTTGATCCGACCAATTCAGATTTGATGACGACAGATGTTCCTATGCAAGAGACAGAGATGGGAACTGACTCAGTTCTCCATTCAGTTATGGCAGCAGATGCCGCGATGGATGCAGCTCAAAACTTGCTTGCTAACAACCTCGATCCAATTGTTTCTCAGGCTTACTACCTCATCTGTGCAGCAGATGCTGCGTTGACCGCAGTTATCGAAGCACTTGGTGGTGCTGATGAAGATGACGACATGAGCGAAGAAGATGCTCAAATGCCAGCAATGGGGATGATGGGGATGTATTCCGCATCAAAGAACGCTTTGACTGAATTGAGAATCTCAAGTGGCTCATTTGTATCTTGGAACTCATCAGGTGGCATGGCAAAAGGTAAAGTTGAAAGCATCATCACTTCAGGAACGGCTGTCTCCTCTGATGGTTATGAGATGGATGCAAGTGCAGACAAGCCTGTGTATAAAATTACTCTTTACAAAGAAGGGGCAGATGGTTGGGAAGCAACCGACACAACTGTTCTTCATCTAGGTGAAACCTTGAACGCAATTGAGGCTCTACGCTCGAAAGAATATGAGTTGATTGAGGCTCGTAAGAACGCTATGGAAACCGCAGAGCGTCTTACAATGGTTGCAGATATTCGTTCAATGTCCACCGAAGATGGTTCACTCAAAATCGCAGGATACGCTGCAACATTTAACCAAGAAGCTGATGGACTTAATTTCCGCGAAGTAATCGCACCAGGAGCATTCACACGCACCTTGGCATCAGAGCAACCAATGTTTTTGCTTGTCAACCATGACTTTGAATCCCTGCCACTTGCAGCAACAAAGTCAGGAACTCTTGTCCTGGCTGAAGATTCAGTCGGATTGCGCATGGAAGCAACACTCGATCCCGCAAATCCTCGCGCACAAGAACTCGCATCAGCATTGACTCGTGGCGACGTGGACAAGATGTCATTTGCATTCACTGTCGCAGATGGTGGAGATACTCGCGAAGGTGGCCTTCGCACACTAACAGACCTTGACCTCTACGAAATCAGCGTTGTAACAATGCCAGCATATTCCTCAACTTCAGTGGGAATGCGTAAAGCCGACGACGAGAACCTTGCTCTTCGCAAGCGACAACTACAACTGAAGTTCAATCAACTTCGTCTGCGCAAGTAGCAGACGCACCCCTCGGCGCTACTGCCCCGACGGATTCATTCATCCAATCCAAGAGAAAGGGACATCATGTCTCTAGTTTCAAAACTCAAGGAACAGCGTGATGCAGTAGCAACGGAAGCAGAGGCAATTCTTGTCGCTGACGATGTAACAGCCGAAGCATTAGACGCAGTTTCAGCAAAGCAGGAAGAAGTTGCAGCACTCGATGAGCGCATTGCAACAGCAGAAAAGCTCGAAGCCCGCACATCAGCACTTGCAGAATCACGCAAGGAAGCCGGAATCAAGACATTCGGTGGCGCTGTAGTAACACGCGAAGCACACACATACGAGAAGAATGGCGAGAACTCATTTGTTCGCGACATGATTGCAGGAACACTTCGCAATGACGCAAAGTCATGGGAGCGCCTACATCGTCATCAGCAAGAAGTTGCTGTTGAAACTCGTGACATCTCACGCACAGATGGTGCTGGTGGAGATTTTGTGCCTCCTATTTACCTCATCAACGAATACGCAGAGTTCGCTCGTGCAGCTCGTGTAACTGCTGACCTTGTTACAGGCATGGCATTACCTGCCGGAACTGACAGCATCAACATTCCGCAGATTACAACAGGTACTTTGAGTGCTTTCCAGTCATCAGACAATTCAGCGACAACAACTCGCGACATGGTCTCAAGCACTGTAACTGCGCCAGTTCGTACAATCAGTGGTTACGAGAATGTATCAATTCAGCTTGTTGAACAATCTCCTCTTGCTGGCGGTCTTGATCGTCTCGTATTTGGCGATTTAATGGCTGACTACGCATTGCAACTGAACACAGCAGTTGTTGGAACAGGTGACGGAACATCAGGAACATTCAAGGGTCTCATCACTCTTGGTGCTGATACAACAAACGGCATCCCAACAACATGGACAGAAACAACACCTTCAGCAGCAAACGGTCTCATCTCAATCGCTAAGGCGATTTCAAAGGTGACAACAAACCGCTACAAGGCAGCAGAAGCAATTGTCATGCATCCATCACTTTGGTACTGGTTCGCATCACAGGTTGACGGATCAACTCGTCCACTCGTTGTACCAGTAACAGGCGCATCACAGGCATTTAATGCAGCAGGAACTGTCACAAATCCAGGAGCACCTGCCGGTCTTGTTGGAACAATTCAAGGAGTTCCTGTATTCATTGATGCAACAATGCCAAAGACATACGGCGCTGCAACAAATCAGACACCAGTTCTCGTCGGTAAGTTCTCAGATTCTTACCTCTTCGAGTCAGGCGTTAAGACTCGCGTTCTTCCTGATGTCCTATCAGCGAACCTCACAGTTCGTTTCCAGGTCTATGGATACGCAGCACTTGCACACCGCTTCAACAAGTCGGTTTCTACAATCGCAGGAACAGGCACAGTAGCTCCTTCAGGCTACTAATTTTGACGCTGACGCACCTTCCTTGGCTTAGGTCAGGGAAGGTGCGAAAGCACAAACACAATCGGGGGATTGTTATGGGTACTTCGTTTTTTCTTGAAGGTTTGAAAGCAGCAAGGCAATTGGTTAAGGGTGACACTACAAAACTTGATGCTTTGATTGCAGAGCACGAAAGTGGCGCGATTGAAACCGCAGCCTTACGAGTACAGGCAGAGACTCGATGAAAACATCCGACAAAATCTGCGTTGGAATGGTCACAGACGGCAAAATAAACGGCCAACTGGCTATTGATTTGATTCATATTGCTCGGCATAAGACACAAAAACTGGATCAAATGGTTCAGGTTGCCAACGTCGGACTGACCACTCGATCACGAAATGTGGTTGTGAGAAACTTCCTTGACGAAGTAACGACACCTTGGCTCTTAATGATTGACTCAGATGAGCGCCTTCCAATGGAGACATTCTTCAAATTGGTTGACGCAGCTCACGACAAAGACCGCCCAATTGTTTCAGGGCTAGTTTTCGCAGCTTTTTTTGATGATAAAGACAACTTGCGAGCAGTTCCCACAATTTATCGCATGACTACCGACAAGGGTTTGCAGCCTATTGATGATTACCCAATCGACACTCTGCTGGAAGTCGATGCGACTGGCACTGGTTGCTTACTTATTCATCGCAGCGTCTTGGAGACCATGCGCAAGCAAGCAACAGCGAATCAAGGCAAAGATTGGGCTTGGTTCGTTGAAGGTGCTATTGACGGCACATATTTTGGCGAGGATTTACTTTTTTCAAAGCGTTTGAAATCTATGGGTTACAAAATCCATGCTCACACAGGTGCAATTTTGCCTCATCAAAAGCAATTTTGGCTTGATGAACGTCATCACGCTCCGTTGCGTGAGGCAGCAATTCAGCATTACAAAGCATGAGGTTGGTTCGTACCCCTGGCAAACCAACCTCATGCCCTATTTCTAAGGAGTAACAATGGCAACATACGATCTCGGAGACAAGGTATATCTCTCTTGGTCAACAGTTGATTCCTCCGGTGCAGCAGTAAATCCAGGCACAGTCACCGCATCTGTCACTCTTCCTGACGCAACAACTGTCTCGTTGACTACAGCAACAGCAGTCACTGGCACTTACACAACCACATATTTGCCAACCTTGGTTGGTCGTCACATTTACGCTTGGACTGCAACAGGTGCGTGGCCGCAAGCCAACAACGATGTCTTTACAGTGCGTGACATCACTGACATTGGCATTGTTTCACTCGATGATGCCAAGTATCACTTGAATATACCAAGCACAGATGTCACCCAAGATGCCGAACTCACACGAATGATTGATGCCGCCGCCGATTTATGTGAATCCTACGTCGGCGTTGTCTTGGGTCGTCGCACATATACAAATGAGCTTTACGATGGCAACAACGAATTCATTCGCCTTCAAAACCCCAAGGCAATTTCTATCACCACAGTTTATGAAAACAATGCTTTGCTCAACTCTGGTCAATATGCACTTGATCCGACAGGTCAGCGCCTTTATCGCGTGGGGTCGGGAACGCTTTATGCCACAAATTCTTATGGATACTGGTCAGGCGGGATGCAAAACATCAAAGTGACCTATGTTGCTGGTTATGTGAACCCACCTGCTGCTGCAAAGCAAGGTGTCCTTGAGGTCATTCGTCATCTATGGCAGACACAGCGCGGCTCAATGAGCGTCATGGGACGCAATTTGGCAGGGGATGAGCAGTATCAAACTCCAACATATTCCCTTCCTCGCAGAGCAATGGAACTTCTCGACCCTATTGGCCTTCCTGGAATCGCGTAAGAAATGACAGTCACCATCGCATTTCCAACGATGATTGACAAAATCATCACAGCACTAGGTGCAGCCGCAACGTTGACCGGCATCCGCGTTTTTGATGGAGCTGAAGTTGACGATTCCTATCCAAGCGATGCAATTGCAATCGGCCATGATGGTTCATTCGGTGATGCAGAAATGCAAGCCGGGTCAATTACTAACAATCCACAAAACTTTACAGACCAACATCAAGAAGATGGCTCAATCAGTTGCGCTCTTTGGACTCAAGATGGTGGAACTGATCTCACAGCAAAGCGCACTCGCGCCTTCTCTGTACTTTCCAAGATTGACACAGTCATCCGAGCAGACCCAACTTTCACAGGTACTTGTTTCTATTCATATTTGCAATCAGGGAATGTCGGATATGCACAAACTCAAATGGGTTCAGCAGTCATCATCACTTTCACAATCACTTACCAAGCACAGTCATAAGGAGCACCACAAATGGCATACACAATCACATCGGAATACCTGGACTGTGAAAAGTCATTGGGTGATTCCATTACAGAAAAAGAATTGCTTGAAATGGGAGCAAACATTGACGCTCTGATTTCAGCAGGTCATATCAAAGATGAGACCACAACCAAATCAGCATCACCACGCCAAGAAGGAGAAATAAATGCCTAAAATCGTATTGACGGATGCGAAGGTAACCATCAACTCGGTGGTGCTTTCGGATCATATTTCTAGCATCACAATTGACACAAAAGAGGACATAATCGAGACAACAGGATTTGGTTCAACAGCCAAAACACGCGTTGCTGGTCTTGCAGATAATTCTGTGATGTTGGACTTCTTCCAAGATTATGCCGCAACAAATGTTGAAGCAACAATTTATCCTCTTATCGGGTCAACCACAACAATTGTGGTTCAACCAGCATCAACTTCTGTAAGTACAACAAATCCAACATATACATTTACTGCTCTTGTCTCAGAATGGACTCCGCTCAAGGGTGGAATTGGACAACTAGCAACAGCATCAGTCACATGGCCAATCTCCGGATCAATCACAAAGGCGACCTCATAACATGGCAAAACTTGTTCTCACCAATCCTTCCATCACAATCGCAGGAACAGACCTCAGTGACCACATTTCAAGCGTCACACTTGATACAAAATATGACATCGTTGAGACCACAAGTTTTGGCGACACCGCGAAAAAGAGAGTTGCTGGTCTTGCAGATAATTCTGTGAGCATCGACTTCTTCCAGGATTTTGCATCGTCATCAGTTGAATCAATTATCTTTCCATTGCTCGGCACAGCCGCAGCAATTGTCATCAAGCCAGTTTCAACAACCACTACAACAACAAATCCGAGCTACACAGTCTCAGCACTTGTTTCAGAGTGGACTCCACTCAAGGGTGGAATTGGTCAACTAGCAACAGCATCAGTGACTTGGCCGGTATCCGGCGTCATCACTAAGGCGACTGCTTAATCATCAAAAACTAACTAAGGGGAAATATATGGACGGCTTATCAGTAAAAATCGTGCTTTCAGATGGATCAGAATTCACCTATCCACTGCGACCAAGAATCATCGTTGCGTTCGAGCAGAAGTTCGGAGCAGGATTTGCAAAGTTGCTTGGGGATCAACAGCGCCTTGAGCACATCTATTGGTTAGGGCATGAAGCACTGAAATGCAACGGACAGGTTGTCAAGCCTTTTGGAGCTGAATTCCTTGACACAGTAAAAACTGTGGAACTGGTTACTGACGAATCTTTCGTATCCACCGAGACAGCCTGACCTATTCAATAGCGGCTCTCTCGGTGGAAACAGGGTTGTCTCCGACGTCCTTACTTGATGCGCCTGAAGGTGTTCTTGAATCTATCGTTGCATATTTGAAAGAGAAGAACAAAAGTCGGGAGTGATGATATGGCGCAAAACGCAGTTGTTGTTTCAGGAGTAAAAGAGACAATTGCAGGTCTGAAAGAGTTTGACAAACAAGCCTTGAAAAAATTTCGCAAAGTAATCAACAAAGAACTTCGCAAAGCAAAAAATGATGCAAAACAAATCGCGACCACAGCTTCCGTTCATGGGGCTGGCGCTCCGATGAGTGGTTGGAAAACAACACCCGCCAAGAATCCTCGAAGGCGTAAGGGAAACAAAGATGATAAAGGTTTCCCCGCATGGGATGTGAATGCAGTGGTTGCGGGAATCAAATCTTCCAAAGCGCAAGGAAAAATGCGAGGGGATTACACAACCAGCGCCGGAGCGTTGATAAATGCAAGTCCAGCAGGGGTAATTTTTGAAATTGTAGGTCGCAAACAAGGTAGTTCATCTGTTACCGAGGATGCTGGCAGTGGAGAACAGTTCAAACGTACTTTATCCAATCGTTACGGCAAAGCCTCTCGCATGATTTGGCGCATAGTGGATCGAGATAAAGCCAAGATTGAGAAGAACTTTGATGAGGCACTTGATACTGCAAAAGCAGACCTTCAAAAAGCAATGGAATCACAGAAAACTAGGTAATCGGAGAGCGAGGCAATCGTGGCAAAAGGCGCAGTAATTGCTCGAATCATTTCCGAATACTCAGACAAGGGCACAAAGGCAGCGGCCAAGGATGCTGAAAAACTAGGGAAACAATTTCACGATTTCGGTAACAAGGTTGCAAAGTCCTTTGCTATCGCAGCCGCAGCATCGGCAGCATTCGCCATCAAGATGGGCGTTGACTCAGTCCGAGCTGCAATGGCTGAAGAACAGTCGATGGCTATCCTCGCCAAGACTTTGCAAAATGTTACAGGTGCAACTGACTCACAAATTGCGTCAGTCAATACCTACATAAAGCAGACCATGCTTCGCCTCAACGTCCAGGATGAACTCCTTCGTCCAAGCCTTCAGGCGTTATTGATTGCCACTCACGATATTACCAAGGCAGAAAGTTTGCAGCAGATTGCACTTGATGTCAGTGCAAATCGTGGAAAAGATTTGACTGCTGTGTCAATCGCACTTGCAAAGGCTTATGCGGGAAATTTCAATGCACTTAAGCGACTTGGAATTCCTTTATCTGAGACTCTTATCAAGAGCAAAGACTTCGTTGGCATCGTCAAGGAACTTGAATCCGCCACCAAGGGATCAGCAGCGGCAGCCGCAGACACATTTGCTGGCAAGATAGGTCGCATCGGCTTGGCTTTTGACGAGGTAAGAAAGACAATTGGCAACGCAATCATCTTGGCTTTGCAACCTTTCCTTGATAAGTTCACAAAGTATTTGCCTCAAATCGAAAAATGGCTGGATGCCAACGGCAAGAAAATAGCCGCGTTCTTTATTACTGGCATTTCTTATGGCGTCGCCTTCGCTCAAGTTTTGTATGACACTTTCAGCTTTGTAGCTCGCAACATTAAAACTTTTGAAGTCCTTGGCGCTGTTATTGTTGCCGCTCTATTTGGCGCAAAGGTAGCGGCGGCAGTTCAAGGGATGATTACTGCTGTCATGGCAATCATCAAGGTGATGAAAGCACTTCGCACAGTCTCACTAGGCGCAGCCGCAGCCGAAGCCCTCGCCACCGGTGGAATATCGGCAGCGGCAGGGGCAGCGGCATTTGGCGTTGCCTTGATAGCAATCAATGTGGCCACAAATAAGTTTGATAAGGACGCTGAAAAAGCGGCGGCAAAAGTGGGCGACCTGAAGTTCAACTTCAAGGGTCTTGCTCTCACAACCGCCGATTACCTCAAAGGTCTTGGCAAAACATCAGGTGCAACAACGAAACTCACTGCGGATCAGATAAAAGCAGCCAAAGTTGCTGCGGAACTCCTAGCGTTACAAAAACAATTGGCGAACAAAGGTGTTACTGCAACAACTGAGACAGACCCAATCCAACTTGAAGCGGTACGACTTAACCTGCTCAAGCAGCACAATGTTGAGCTAGATATGGCTTACGCCCGTTTGATGGCAAATTATGAAGCTCAGATGTCTAACAATACTGCGGCTCAGCGATACGCAGACATTCTTGGCACTTTGGCCGATAAAGATATTTCAGTCAATGAAGTCAATATGTTGGCTAAGAAATGGGGAGAGTCGCAAGAGGCAGTTGTTGCATACATTGCATCTGTTCTTGGCGCTGATACCTATTCAAAGGCATTGACAAACCCTGGTGACGTCGCAGCAATGGGATGGCGCAACGCTCTGAGTCAACTTGATGTTTATATTTCCACACTCAAGGCAATCCCCGCTTACAATCCAAATGTGACCAGTGGGGCTGCATTTGTAGCAACACAAGTTGCCGATATAGATGCCGCAACCAAAGCAGCAGAGGCTGCCATTGCTGTGGCAGATGCGGCTATTGCGGCAGCAGAAAAAGCCATCAATGATCCTGAGTTAAATAAGATTTTGGACGCATTGAAGAATATACCTGCCAAGACCTATAACACCGGCGCAAACAATTACGGGGGACTCTCCGGTGCTGGTCAAGCTGGCGGCGGTGGTGGTTTTGGCGCTGTCACAGGTACTTCAACTTCCATGTTTGCTGCCACTAGCGCCCCTGCAACCGACTCGTCTGCATCTATCGGCGGGGGACTTTACATCACTGTCAACAATGCTGGCTCTGTCATCTCAAACACAGACCTTGTCGCATCCATCACGCAAGGAGTCCAGCAGAATCAGTTGTCAGGAAAAGCCTTGACATTCAATGGACAGTATTTCTAAATGTCACTTGCTGGATTTCCCCAACTTGGCGTCATCATTGACTTTACCAACGGCGCTCAATTCATTACCACTGCTTTTACCTTGGACAACGCTACAAAAGGACTTCTTGGCACAGGTCAACTTGCTGATGCAGATGATCGAGTGGATGTCTCTGCAATCACCTTGCAGGTGGCTATACGTCGTGGTCGAAACCGCATCCTTGACAAGTTTGAAGCAGGGACTGCAACTGTGGTCTTGCAAGATGAGCAAGGGTATTTCAACCCAAGCAATGCCTCATCGCCCTATGCGGGGCAGCTCATCCCTCTGCGTAAGATTCAAATATTTGCAGACTTCAATGGTATTCGTTATCCACTCTTTTACGGATTCATTCAGCAATACACCACAAACTTTGCAGTGGGCGTCAATGACATCAACAGCGTGACCTTGCAGTGCGTTGATGGATTTAGATTGCTCAACAACGTTGCCTTCACCACTGTCACTGGCGCTGCCGCTGGTGATTTAAGTGGTACTCGCGTGACGCAACTACTGGATACCGCGTCTTGGCCTATTGCTGCTCGATCCATTGATGCCGGTTCATCAACGATGCAAAATGACCCTGGAACAGCCAATCGCAACTTACTTGATGCTATTCAACTTGTCGCAGACAAGAGTGAAAATGGTGGCTTCTTCATTGATAGTGCGGGGAATGCGGTTTTTCTCTCTCGTGACAGTATGGCAAAGAAACCGAGTGTATCTCCGATTGTCTTTACTGATACCGGCACAGGAATCGACTATCAAGGTGTGGAAGTCCTACAAGATGACACCCTTATTCTCAATGATGTGACAGTCCAAAGACTTGGGGGAGTAGCGCAACGAGTGCAAGATGCTACTTCGCAAGGCATCTATTTCATAAAATCAGGAGTGCGCACAGATATTTTGGTGCAGACTGACACTGAGGCTTTATCCCAGGCACAAATTGCACTGGCTACTCGCAAAGATGTTTCGGTGCGTATCTCATCGCTCATGCTTAATCTTTTTGATTCAAGCTCACCAACTCGTGTTGCAGCAGGTTTAGATGCCGACATTTTTGACGTCATTAGTGTGCAAAAAACAATGTCCGGGAGTTCATCCATTACCAAGACTTTATTGGTGCAGGGCGTTCAGTACGACATCACTAAAAAAAGTTTTGTGGCTAAGTTATTGACTAATGAACCACAAATTTCAGGATTTGTTCTTAACAGCACGACCACAGGTGTTCTCAATTCATCTGCTGGACTCTTGAGTTACTAGGTAAAGGAGACACAATGGCTGGCGCAGGCTATAAGCTATTTTCAACAGGCGAAGTATTGACCGCAAACAATGTCGCAACATATTTGATGCAACAGACTGTCATGGTATTTGCATCTTCAGCAGCTCGAACCACAGCACTCAGCGGAGTATTGGCAGAGGGCATGGTCTCATATCTCCAGGACACAAACGTCCTTGAAGTCTACGACGGAGCCGCCTGGGTTGGAGCAACCGGCGATATCACCGAAATAACAGCCGGCACAGGCATCAGCGTCACCAGTGGAACCGGGCCGATTCCAACCGTTGCAATCAACACCGCCGTTACAGCCGATTTAACCACAGCGCAGACGTTGACAAATAAGAAACTTTCAGATTCAACGACGACAATCGTAGACGTTACAGATGCAACTAAAGCAATTAAGTTTGACGTGGCCGGAACGACAGCGATCACCGGAACGATTGCAACCGCCTTCACCACTGCCAAAACTTTATCTTTGCCAGATGCAACAGATACGCTCGTCGGTAAAGCAACCACAGACACCCTCACAAACAAGACACTGACCGCCCCAATCATTTCTACAATCAGCAATACCGGAACCTTGACCCTTCCGACTTCGACCGATACGCTCGTCGGTAGAGCGACAACTGACACCCTTACAAATAAGACGCTGACAACACCAGTAATATCCAGCCCTAAGATTTCATCTACCTACACAGCCAAGACTGCGGCCTACACATTTGCCTCCGGCGATGAAGGTCAGTTGTTCTCGATGAACAACGCAGCATCCGTCCAGTTTAATATCCCGACAGATGCCACCTTCAACTTCGCAGTAGGCACAGAGATTAACGTCTTTTGGATTACAGGTGCAGGTCAACCAACTATAGGTGCAGTGACACCAGGAACAACTACTGTGATTTCTACCGGCGCTACTAGTGCTACTCCCAAACTTCGTGTAGCCAACTCAGGTGCAACTTGCAAGAAAATTGCGGCAAATAGTTGGATTGTATTTGGAGACCTTGCCTAATGACTCCAATGCTAGGGATTATGGCTAGTTCAATCAGCGGCAGCAAAGCAGTAACCAACTCTTATGAGTCTATTGCGACTGCAACCGGTACGGGGTCAAGTGGAATAATTACTTTTACATCAATTCCACAGACATATAAGCATCTTCAAGTGCGGGCAATACTTAGAGGTACTGCAGCAGCAAGCGCAAATGGAACTGATATGCGGTACAACAGCGATTCAGGTGCTAACTATACACTTCACCGCCTTATTGGTGATGGTGCTTCTGCATCAGCAGATGCATACACAGGACGCACGGGTGCTTGGCTTGGTTTGGAAGTGGACGCATCAGCGGCTTCAAACATTTATGCCGCTGCTGTAGTTGATATTCTTGATTACACAAATACAAACAAATATAAGACTAGCCGTTCAATGGGTGCTTACGACCTTAATGGCTCAGGACAAATTAATTTTGCATCAGCATTATGGCTCAATACTGCGGCAATTACTTCAATTACAATTACCGCGGCTTCAAGTGGCAACTGGACAACTGGTTCATCATTTGCACTATACGGGATTAAGGGGTAATCATGGCAGCCGGATCAACCTACACACCGATAGCGACTACAACGCTTAGTAGTTCCGCAGCAGATATTACTTTTACTGGAATTAGCCAGAGTTATACAGACTTAGTAATTATTATTTCTGCTCGTTCAACTTATTCAGGTGCAGATGTAGCAGGATTTATTAGAGTTGGCAATGGCTCAATAGACACAGGCGCTAATTATTCTAGGACTCGATTATTAGGAACTGGCTCTGCTGCATCATCTGCTCGTGGTACAGGTTCGACTACTATTGCTTGGGATTCCATTCCGGGCGCAACTGCTACCGCCGGAGTTTTTTGCGTTACCACAATTTCTATCAATAATTATTCAAACAGCACCACATATAAAACATTGTTAATACGTTCAAATCAACCAGAATTATATGTAGAAGCAACAGTTGGGCTTTGGCGTAGTACGAGCGCAATTAACCAAGTACAGATTTATGGCGATGGAGCAGCAAATTTGGCTTCAGGAACAACAGCAACCCTCTACGGAATCGCGGCGGCATAATGGCTAATACATTTGAGTTAATTTCGTCAAGTACAGTTGGCAGCGGCGGTGCTGCAACTATTGACTTTACAAGCATTGTTTCAACATTTACTGATTTGTGTTTGAAAGTATCGTTGCGAAGCACAAGCACAAGCGGTAATCAAGAGTATTTGCTATTACGTTTTAATAATGATTCAGGTTCTAATTACACATCAATAGGTCTTGCAGGTGGTGGCGGTGCGGCTGGTTCGAATACTCGCTCCGCTCAAACTGAATTGTGGTGTAGCACATCAAGTTACGGAGCAAACAACGCAAACGATACTGCAAACACATTTTCAAATGGTGAGTTATACATACCAAACTATTTAGGCTCAACACAAAAAAGTGTTTCGGTTGATACAGTTGTGGAAGCAAACTCGTCATCCATTGGAAGTTTAGGTATTACAGCAGGAATTTGGACAGGAACATCTGCAATAAATCGCGTCACTATATTCCCACTCTCAGGAGTTTGGGCTCAATACACAACCGCCTACCTATATGGAGTAAAAAATGCCTAACCCAACACGAATCGAAATAAACTGCGAGACAGGCGTGGAGTCAATTATTGAACTCACCGATGCCGAAGTAGCACAGATGCAAGCAGATGCAGCGGTTGCCGAAGCGGATCGAGTGACTCGTGAGGCAGCAGCCGCAGCCCTAGCCACACTTAAAGCATCGGCCAAGGCAAAGCTCATCGCTGGCACACCTTTAACTCAAGCCGAGGCAGACACACTCGTCATCTAACTCATCCACACATAGGAGAAGCAATTCCTTATGAACCTTTCCAACTCATCCATGCTCCTTGCAACAATCAGCGCATTAGCCAACACCCTCGTCATACTCGGTGGGGGTTTTCGCGTGTATATGCACATCATCAAGAAGTTGGATCGAATTGAGTATGCAATCTTTAACGACGGCAACGGAATGAAACAGCAAGTTGAAGAGCTGCACAACAATCAGGCTTGCATCAAGACCGACATTGCAGTGATGAAGGCGAAGATGGAAATCACTACACCTAAGCGTCGCCGAGTCTCGTGAGGTACTTCCTGGCTCGACTAGGAACATTCCTCTCACAAGTAAAATCACCAGGGAGATAGCAGGAATCCTTTGCCAAAGATTGCTCGCGTTGCAATCGTTCTTGGAATAATTTTTGCCATCATCCCTGATTGGGCTGGCGCAGATTCAGGCGTGATTGGGACACCAACAAACCTTGAGTTAGAAGTTGACTACCAAACCCGCCAAGTAAAATTACAATGGCAAGCGCCACAAGATTCCGCGCCTGTTGAAAGATATGGCGTCTTTTGGTTTTGCAAGGGATGCGAAGGCGGCGGCAGGGCAATAGCTTCAACGGAGACCCACATCAATCTGAGTTTTGACGTTGTTGATGACGCCGGAGCACTAGACGGGCGCTTGTTTGATTTCTCTATTCGATCCGATAACGATTCCTTGCAGATGTATTCAGGCTACATCAGCAAATCCGTCAAGTTGGGTAAACCAACAATCGCGATAGACCCACCACCAATTCTTGTGCCAATAGAGACATCAACTACAGGCGCAGGGGTCATCCTTGATACGAGAACGGCAACTTTGGAAACACAGACTGTCGTGATTCCTACTCCGCCTCCGGCAGTTGATATGGAGGCGCAACGTCAAGCAGAGGCAACAGCTCAAGCCGCAATCGCCAGCGCAGTCGCAGCAGAGCAAGCAGCGCGAGAGGCAGAGGCATCGCGCATTAGGGCAGAGATAGATGCTCGCATCGCCGAAGCCAAGCGCATTGAGTCTGAGATAGCAGCACGATTGGCCGAAGCCGAAGCCAAAGCAAAGGCGCAAGCTGATGCAATCCTGGCGGCGCTGCAAGAAAAAGATGCAGCGGATCGAGTTGCCGCCGAGATAGCCAAGGCAAAGGCCGAGGCTGATAGGCAAGTGGCGGAGGCAGCAAGAATTGCAGCCGACATTGCGGCAAAGGCTCAGATTGCAATCAATGCAAAAGCGATTGCAGATGCAGCCAGGGCTGAGGCAGATAAGCAAATTGCAGAGTTAGCTCGCATCAAGGCTGAAGAGGTAAAGGCTAAGGCGCAAGAGGTAAAGGCTAAGGCTGAAGAAGCCAAGGCGATTGCAGAAATCGGCGTCAAGCCAAACAGCGCAGAGCAACTTCCTATTGATAAGCCAAAAGTTCCCGAAGGTGACCTTTTGACACCACGCATCCAGCAAGACGTTCAAGGTGTGGAAAACGGCGGCATTGAATTCTTCGGCACTCAATCCCAACCGCAAGTGGTCAATGAAGATGGCACTTTGACAGCGCCAGCGCCATTACCAGGCACAGGTGATCCGATTCCTCCCGATGCAATTACTACCGCTGAGACCTTTATCGGGCAACCCGGCGGCGTCACTTTCAACGCACCTGACGTTGCAGTTCCCGTTGAACCGATAGAGGTCAACATTGAGATTCCTGGCGTGGGGCAAGCGGCGCAAGCAATTGCCGATGCCTATGTCGCGATGGCGAACGTTGGAAACGACATGTCACCTATTACGCGCAAGAAGGCCAAGAAGATTCTTGTTGCAACCATTTTTGCCGGGGCTGTTTTAAGGAGGAATCCATGAAGCGTTTTCGTGAGTTTGCATCAGATATGGCTAATCAGATTTGGACATTTGTGGGCTTATTCGTTGGCTGGCTAGTTCTCACCGGATCAGCCAAGACAGTCGTTGGTTACGCAATCATCGCGTCATTCATCGGTTGGGTCATCACATTCCCACTCCGCAACCCCTGAGCAAAGGAATAACCATGAGAATCATCAAAGACATCATTCTGCGCATCATCGCGACATTCATCATTGGAGCACTCGGCACTATCGGAGCAGCCTCCATCTTTGGCATTGATGTATGGAAGGCAGCCTCAGTTGCTGGCCTACTAGCGACAATGGACGTCATCGCCGAGCTTTCACGCTTCTATGTGGCCGATGGCAAGTTGTCTGAAAAGGAAATCAACCACGCATTTGCAAAAGCAACAAAGACCGAGGGGACAAAGTAATGGGACAACGCTATCAAGTAGCAACCGCTGCTCGCGCTGAGTTGGGGTATATCGAGACCGGCGAGAATCACACCAAGTATCAAAAGACAGACCAGCCTTGGTGCGGTGCGTTCGTCAACTGGATTTTTAAGAATGTGGGAGTAAAGATTCCTGACTGCACCTCAACCCTGGCAGGTGCAACAGCCTTCCAAAAGAAGAAGGCTTGGCAAGATGCCGAAGGTGCTACACCTCAAGTTGGTGACCTGGTGTTCTTTGACTTCCCGGGCGACGGCGTGGATCGAATCAGTCACATTGGAATCGTGGTCAAGAACAACGAAGATGGCACTGTCAACACTATTGAAGGCAACACCGCACCTGATAAAAAAGGCGACCAGCGCAATGGCGGGGAAGTCTGCCTGAAAGTTCGAGCATTTAACAAAAAGAATCGCAGCGCTCTCAAGCCATCTTTGCCTGTATTCATTGTCGGTTTTGGATTGCCTCCTTTCACTGACTAATGATGCAAACTAAGAAGTGCCAATATTGTGCAAAAGTGAAGGAATTTCATCACTTTTCCCGCAATATACGCACCTCGGATGGGCGCAGGGATGAGTGCAATGAGTGTCGAAATGCCAAGCGCAAGGTAATTCGCGCTGTTGACTATGACGCTTTATTTGTAGCACAAAATGGCAAATGTGCTATTTGCAACATTGACGCTGAAACCTACGGCAAACGTTTCTCCATCGATCACGACCATAGCAATGTCGAGAATCCAATTCGAGCTTTGCTCTGCGCACACTGCAACACCTTGATTGGGATGGCTGATGACTCAGTTGAAATCCTGGCTCAAGCAATTGGATATTTGAAACACCACGAAATCAAACTCATCTAGGGGAGAGCATGAACAGGGAAGAGATACTCAACGAGGCACTACGCCTGACATCAACGGATCGACAAAAGAACTATGGGACACCGCTTATCAATCATCAGCGGATTGCCGATATATGGAAAGTCATTCTTGACATGGATATAACGCCATCGCAAGTGGCTTTGTGCATGGTTGGCGTCAAACTCGCAAGGCTTGTTGAAACGCCAACGCACATGGATTCCTTTGTGGATATGGCAGCTTATGCCAGCATTGCCGGTGAAATTGTATGAGCATGGCAGTCATCATTCCAAGCAGAGGCAGACCTTCTAACATAGAAGATTTACTTATTGCGTGGAAGGAAACTGAAACTAAGGCTGACTTGTTTGTAGTTGTTGACAATGATGATCCGACAATTGACGCCTACCGGGAACTTCCAGGGTTCACTCTTCTTGTGTATCCACGCGAAGGCAAGGGAATGGCCAAGCCGCTTAATCGCGCAGCTCGTGAAATTATCAGCACTGGCGATTACGCATTCTTTGCATTCATCGGCGACGACCACAGGCCACGCACTCAGCATTGGGATGCCAAGTTAATGAATGCACTCGATGAGATAGGCACAGGCATCGCCTACGGCAACGACCTTCTCCAAGGAGAAGGTTTGCCAACGGCTGTTGCCATGAGCGCAGACATAGTCCAGGCACTTGGCGGCATGACACCGCCTGACATGATTCACTTATACCTGGACAACTTTTGGCTGAAACTAGGTCAAGACACTGCGATTGCTTATCTTCCTGAAGTCATCATCGAGCATCTCCACCCTACAAACGGCAAAGCCCAATGGGACGAGGGATATCGCGCTGTTAATGCAGACGAGGTCTATTCCGCTGATGCCAAGGCTTTTCACGAATACATCGCCAGCGACCTCTATCAATATCTCTTGCAGGATTTACGAGACCAGGCATGATGTTGCCTTGCAAATGAGAATCCTCATCACAGGCGACGCTGGCTTTGTTGGTCGCAACTTTAAGCGTCACCTAGAAGGCCACGACATTACCGGCGTGGATATAGTCAACGGCATCGATACTCGCGACTTCTTCCGCACTGATGACACCCATTTTGACCAAGTCATTCACCTGGCAGCAGTTGTCGGTGGGCGCAAGATGATTGAAGGCTCGCCACTTGCCCTGGCTGTCGATCTCGCCATCGATGCAGAAATGTTCGGTTGGGCGCTACGCACCAAGCCAAAGAACATCACCTATTTTTCCTCATCTGCTGCATATCCAACTTTCTTGCAAGCACCAGGAATGCCATCAATTCGTTTGGAAGAATCATTTATTGATTTGTCATACATCCAAACACCTGATTTAACTTACGGATGGGCAAAGCTGACAGGGGAGATGTTGGCAGTTCACGCAAGAGCGCAAGGATTGAAAGTGCAAGTCTTTCGTCCATTCTCGGGTTACGGATCAGACCAGGCACTTGATTACCCATTTCCATCATTTATTGCTCGTGGCTTGAGTAAGGCAAATCCTTTTGAAATATGGGGCGATGGCACTCAAGTGCGCGATTTTATCCATATCGATGACATCGTCCAGGCGGTGCTTACGGCTTGGGAGACTGACATTGAGACAGTCAACCTTGCTACCGGCAGACCGACATCCTTCAATGACTTGGCTCGCCTAGTGGCAGATGCTGTTGGCTATGCGCCAGCAGTGCGCCATTTAGAGGCAGAGCCGGTTGGCGTTGCCTACCGAGTAGGCGATGCCAAACTGATGAAAACCTTCTACACACCAAAGATTTCTTTGGAAGAAGGAATTCATTTGGCTCTCGCCAACTAGAGTCACACCTCGCCTGATTCGTTGGCGTTAATAGAAAAAACCCCCTGACCATCTGTGAAGATGCAATCAGGGGGTTTTTTCGCCTTGAAAGGGTCTATTCGAGCCATTCTAGGAGTAAATGAATAATGATGGCGCTGACGGATGTGTGTTCCTTTTTTGCCTTGGCTTGGACTTGCTTCCATAACTTGTCAGGGATGCGTACTGAACGCGCAGGGGTCTGCATTATGCGCCTACCTTTGAGCGAGGAATAGTGCGATTTAATTCTTCCCAATCGGCTTTGAGCATTGCGCCATCGTATTCATTGCAAGGAACGCAATGGGTGTTATTGGTCATCTGAGTGTCGCAATAGACACACATCCAAATCTCTTTGTCAGCCATTATTTGCCCCCATAGGTAGGAACGAAGCCTTCTTGTGCTTCTTTGTAGAGTTGGGCAACAGTAATTGGATTGTTCGCAAACATCTCAACAAGGTCTGCCTTGGTTAAATTTACAGTCGCAAGTTCCTCTTCTTCAATTCCTAGAAAATCCAAATCAATTTTCTTGGAGATTGCCATTTGAAACATCGCAAGAAGGCAAACCACGCTCTCTTCATCGTATTCCTCGGTGATGAAAGCCTTCGACACCTCATCGATATTTGTTTCTTGATTGATTTCAACCGCTTTATCAATCACAAGGTTTGAGACATAGGGAAGTGCGTGGGCAAAATTCCACATCCAACAATTGATGTTTTCGCCCATAATCTTCTTGAATTGTGCTTCTTTGTTGCTCATAGTGCCACCAACTCTGCTGTCTGAGTCCATAATTCAACTACAATGGCTTGTATCGAGCCTAAATCCTCAAATGAACCGCAACCTAATTCACGACCTTCAATGTCTATTGCATTCCATGTGTATCCACACTCGTCGTCAAGGCTATCGCCGAAAGCAATTTGAATTGACATGTCCTTTTTGCTAATTGCGATATACCCTGGATATTCCCAAGTAACGGAAAAATCTTGTGGCTCACTAATTTGCACTGCTTTCAATACTTCCTGAATGTCTATCTTGTTCTTTACTTCAGTCATTCTGATCCCCCTTGCTAGTACCTGACCGCTTTGGCCATACCCCAACCATAGCGCCTGTACATACATTGTCAATACAGGCGCAACACCTATTTTGGGACTATTTTTGACCCGATTGCCAGTCAATGTCGCTCAGTAAGGCGCTCATAATCCTGGACTCCTCGCCATTGGATAGGTCGGCATATCGGGCTGTGACCACAGGGGAGGCGTGGCGCATCAGGCGCTGAGTCGTAATCAGATTGCCTCCTGAAGCTGCAAGGACACTGGTGGCAAAGAAATGCCTGGTCGAATGCAGACTGAGCCTGGATTCCGACCCTGACGAGCGTGTGGCGATGCCTAGACGTCGCATCTCAAGATTGGCAAGGCGTGAGAGGTAGTTGGGTTCAACGGCATACAGGCGTCCCAAGACATTCTTCGACTGGATTAGTTCGACCAATTTTGAATGACAGGGAATGAGCAGGTCTGTGTCTCCTTTGCCAAAGATGCGCAGGAAGTAGTTGCCATTGTGCTGCTCAAGCCAATCGCCTCTGATTCGGCTCATCTCAATCGCTCGCAGCCCTGCCAGGCAGCCAAGCATGAACCACTCACGCATCGGTTCTCTTGCGGTCATCATCAGCATGGTTGCTTGTTCTCGACTGATAGGTCGAGGGGTATGTCTCGCAACCTTGACCTTGGGCAAACCTTCCTCGGGATGATGATCCAAGGGGATAATGCCAAGCATCCGCATTGTGTTAAATAAAGACTTGATTCGGGCTGTATAAGTCTCTCGTGAGGCTTGAGTCTTACCTTTGAGCACCTTGACTAGCAAATCTTGCAGAAAGACCTCTGAGGGGTGTTTGTGGCCACATATATCGCGAAGGATGGCAAAGTCATTCATATAGATTTCCCTTGACCAACCGGCATATTCATACCGAGCAGCCAAGAGCATTCCCACATTCTCATGCCAGGGTTGCGTGAATTCAGGCAGCCTGATGAATATCTCAGGCATCAATGACTCTTCATCGAACACCGCATCACGCTCCTTTGCGTAACTTGTAGGCGCACCACCTCTCGGCGGAAGAGAGATATTAGTCACAACGTTAGGAATTTGTAAGGGGTCAATTTCAGGGGTGACCCTGGAGTTGAGGTTGAGATATTCAAAATTATCTCGGCGAGTTGCTTGATTAGGAATGGGTAGTTCATTTAACATACGCGGAATCGATTCAGTAGTGGAGAACTACTAGATTGCGGAGAAATGCGCCTCAGAGCTTCCAAACTCTGATCCTGCTAGTCAATCAACATTTTGACATTTTGTGTCCGAATGTGGAAATTCTAGCAAATTGGACATTTCAGCAACCTGGTCGTTAACCACCCTACACCACAGGGGGCAAAGACATGGGGATTTTCCTACATTCTTTTGAGGATTCATTTCCCAATAAATCTGTGCGAATCGGTAATTCACTCAAATCATTCAACTCCACCGACTTTGCCATGCCCCCATGTGCTCAGTCGGTGGAGTCATTTAAGGGGGCAAAAAATCATGGGAATAATCATCGCAGCGATAGTAGGAGTCTCGGCTGTTCTTCCGTTACTTCTCAAATTGGAGTCATGGCTTAACAAGGACGACGAGTTCCTTGAAGTAAAAGATTGGCACAACTTCACCTCCGTCATGGAGAAGAAGTAAATGGGCATCGATGTAGCACCTTTGACAGTTGCCTGGCTTTTGTTCATATTCAGCGCCTCCGCCTTTGGTTACCTCATCGGCGCTTACCGCGAATGGGATCGAGCCAACACCACGCGCAGCCAGCTTTTCCTCGAATTAGAGGATTCCTATCGCGAGGCAGACGAATTACGCACCATCATCTTTGAATCCAACCTTGGCCGTTCCCAAGGTTTCAATCCTGCGCAAAGGCTGACCTCTATCTAATGAGCAAAGCCAAAGCGAAAGGCACTGCTGCCGAGAGCGCCCTGGTCAAATTCCTGTCGGGACAGGGGTTTCCCTATGCGGAACGACGGGCGCTCTCCGGCAGCAATGACATGGGAGACATCACTGGCACTCCATGCCTGGCATGGGAAGTCAAGAACCATAAGTCATACGCCATTCCTGCTTGGCTTAAAGAGACAGCAATTGAGAAGGACAACGCGGGTGCTGACTTCGGCATTCTCGTAGCAAAGCCCAACGGCATCGGACTTTCACATGTCGGTGACTGGTGGGCAATCATGCGAGTGGCAGACATTGTTGATTTGCTCCGCGCCGCAGGTTACGGAGACCCTAAGTGATCCTCCGTCGCGTCGTGGATTTTCCACGCTTTCCCTTTGCTAAATGTACAGGAGAGATTGCCGATTTCTTCTTTCCTGAAAGTAAAGCTGAATTGAAGGAATCGCTACCGATGCTGCAATCTATTTGCAAATCATGCGCTCACGAAAAAGAGTGTTTGCAATACGCACTCGATAACGAAATCACACATGGTTTTTGGGGTGGAAAGACAAGTGAAGAACGCACCCTAATTGCAATCCATCATCCAAAAGAAAAGAAGAAAGAACCATCCCGACTTGAAGAAGTCTTGCATTTGCAAGCGTCAGGTTGGTCTATTGAGGCAATTGCCAGGTCGTCAAGCGTATCGACAGCAGCGGTCAAACGACTGCTTGAGCGCGCTCGAAAGAAGGGTCACATTCAATGAATAAACAAGTTATGCGTTTCGGAGTATTTATCGGTTCACTCGCAATCTTTTCCATCATCTTTAATTCCATCACCTTGTCAACAATCATCGGACAAGAAAAAGTTACACACAAAGTTGTGCAAGTCAAAGAAGTTGTCTTGCTCACCGACAAGCAGCGGATCAATTTGTTGATTGACGAGCTACTTACGCCAACATCGGCTCGATGCTTTCGTCAAATTCTCAAGCATGAGTCGCACTTTAATCCGAAAGCAAAGAATCCAAACTCTTCCGCACGAGGCGTTGGTCAGTTGCTTTCAAGCACTTACCGAAATTTAGGGCTACGTCATAGCAATGACGGAACTGCACAGACAGTTGCCGCACTTGCGTATGTGGGTCGTAAATACGGAGGAAAGAACGCTACATGCGCCGCATGGAAGCACTGGCAAGACAAGAAATGGTTCTAGGGGGAATCCATGTCAGTACAAATAAACGCACAAATGTGTGACCTTGACGCTACGGCAGCAGCCTGGCTTGAGGCATACATTGAAGCAAAAGCAAAGATGAAGGAATACACCGAGAAGGCTGACCGCGCTCAAGAGCAAGTCAAAGCCGCTTTGGGTGATTGCGAAATTGGCCTAGTCAATGGTCGTGAAGCAATTCGCTGGTCAACTATTGAGTCAAAGAGAATCGATGTCACAAAACTTCGCTCTTTGCTGCCACAGCAAGTGCTCGACCTTGTCGAAGTCACATCAGTCACACGCCGGTTCTCAATCGTTGATGGTGACGAATGACCGAATTTGCCAAACCAGGCGATGTCCATCAAAACCTTGCCGATGAATTACGCAGCGTCATCGGCAAGGCGGCGATGAACGCACCGCGTTCACGCCAAAGCGCCGTTGGACTCAGCGAGGTGGGCGAGCCTTGCATCAGAAAATTGGCATACAAGATTCTTGATTTTGATAAGACAAATCGTTCATCTGATCCTTGGCCAGCGATTCAAGGAACTGCAATCCATGCCTGGCTTGCCGAGCAATTCAGCGACGTGTATGACGGCGAAGAAAATCAACTTTATTTAGTAGAAACACCTGTCAAAGCTGCGGAAGGTTTAGAAGGCACAGCCGACTTATTTGATGTGCGTCAAGGAATGGTCATTGACCACAAATGTGTTGGTGCAACTTCTATGAACAACGCCAAGAAGCGCGGGATGACAGAGCAACAGCGTGTGCAAATAAACCTTTATGGACTCGGATTTGAGAACGCTGGATACAAGGTTGAGAAAGTGGCGCTTGCCTTTTATCCCCTAGGTGGACGCCTAGATGGAATGCACACGATTGTTGAGGCATACAACCGAAAGATTGCTACCGATGCAATCCAGCGATACGAGCATTTACAAGCCTTGGTGTGGCAACTAGACCCCGAGAACAGCCCCGCCACCTGGGATTTGTTACCCATGACCATTTCATATCTTTGCACTTACTGTCCCTGGCTTTTGCCAAAGTCTCGCAATCTGTCAAAAGGATGCCCCGGGGAGATAGTCGCATGAGTCCGACATATTCCTATCGCTGCGGTCACTGTGGCTGGTCAATTGCTATCAATAAAAGCATTGCACAACGCGATGAAGCGCCCATGTGTGGCGATTGTTGTGTGCAGATGACCCGAGAAGTATCACAAGCAGTCGGATCATCGTTTAAGGGTCAGGGCTTTTATACAACGGATTCACGCCGATGAACGCAGTCAGTCTCTTTGCAGGGGTAGGCGGATTTGACCTTGCCTTTGAACGCAACGGGATTGACGTGATTGCAGCGGTTGAAATTGATGCACAGGCTCGTGGAGTTTTGAAACAGAATTTTCCAAAGACAAATTTGTTCGACGATGTCTGCAAAGTTACAGGGAAGGATTTACTAGATGCCGGATTCAAACCAAGTGAAGGAATCATTGCTGGCGGATTTCCTTGCCAAGATTTGTCAATTGCAGGGAAGCGAGCTGGACTCGATGGTGCTCGCTCTGGACTCTTCTTTGAAATTGTTCGACTCCTCGATGAAACCAAAGCGAAGTATTTCATCCTCGAAAATGTCCCTGGCTTACTTAGTTCGCAATCAGGATCAGACATGGCAACTGTCATCAGCGCGTTGGATGACCTCGGGTATCACGTCGCGTGGCGAGTGCTTGATGCTCAATTCTTCGGAGTTCCCCAGCGACGCCGTCGAGTGTTCATTGTCGGATGTCTTGGAGACAACTGGTCAACACCTGCACAAATACTCGCTCTCAGCCAAGGCCGCGCAGGGCATCTTGCGAAGAGCAACGCGCAGGGAAAAGACGTTGCCGGAAACGCTAGAAAAAGCGTTACGCGAATGCGCGGCTGCGGAGAATACCAATTAGACCTCACAGCCCCCGAATTTCTTACAACGGATCAAACAGATGCAACTGACCTTGTGGTTCACAAAGAGTAAGCGAGCACAGAATGTTGACGACAACGAGTCATGGAAGCGGGGGGGGGTAGTGCCAACTTTGAATGCGTTTGATATGGGTGACACACGAGCAACTGTTTTGATTCTTACCGAACCAATTTTGATGCGAGATCGAGAAGGAAAAGCGGGGGGGGGGCAAAGGATTGTTGATAAGTAATAAGGCTTTCACTCTTTCCTCCGCAAATTTCCATGCTTTGTTTGAGCCTCAGAAAAAAGATGACACGCAAGGGACAGTCCGTCGCTTGACACCAACAGAGTGTGAGCGACTCCAAGGTTTTCCTGACGGATGGACTGCCGAACGCTTCGACGAAAAGAAGCAAGAAGTCGTCGCTCAAGCAGACTCAAACCGCTACAAGCAGATGGGAAATGCAGTTGCAGTGCCTGTCGTGGAATGGATTATCCAGCGCCTAGTCGCTGCAAACAAAGAATTGACATCACAAGATGACAATGCAACACCCCAACCAAAAACAGAAAGCAGGGAACGATGACATTTACAGACCCATCATCTAGCTCTGAGAGTGTGAAGCCAGCCGATTTGGATGGTCACCTTCTCATCATCAAGCCAATCGAATACAAGGCAAACATCTCCACTTCACTTGGGGATACCGACGCAATCGAGTGCAACATCATTGACGTGACAACAGGCAAGCACCATGACAGCGTCTTGTTCTTCAACGTTGCACTGAAATCCGCACTCAAATCAAACATTGACAAGATTGTTTTGGCTCGCATGGGTCAAGGCATCGCTAAGCCAGGCAAGTCAGCGCCTTGGATTCTCAATCCAGTAACAGACCCGGGCGACATCGCCTCAGCCACCGCCGCGCTTGCAGGTGCTGCAAAGGCTGCACCAGCACAGCCTGTGGCACAGGCGGCGGCGACAGCCATCACTCCTGAAGTGCAAGCGTTACTGGATCAACTAGGCGCAAAGGTCGTCTAAGAAACAAGTTTGCTGATGTGTGTGTGAGGTGTGCCTTTCTACCTTTTACGCAGTTCGGGGCATCAGCAAAACCCGTTGGCAGGTTCGCATCGATGGAGAAGCGGTTGAGGTTCAACTCCTCACAACGGACAAGGCAGACAACAAGGGGGTTTGGCATGGCAATCAAGATGGACAGCACCGATGACTCAGGCAATTGCTTGTGTCCCGACCTTTCAAAGTTGTGGACAAATGAAGAAGTCCAACAACTCTTGGATGACATTATCTTTTGGGTTGGAACAACCAAGACATTGAAACATCGCGACTTTCCAACTCTTGTTGAGAACGTAGCATATCTCCTGGCCATTGAAGATTCCATCCATCGCATCAAGCAACGTAAATGGACAGTCAGAGATGGCAAATGACCCCATTCCCATTGCGTTACAAGAAAACCACACCATTTTCGAACGAATGCTGTTGGTTTGAAGATAACGGCGAAGGGTTGATGGACTCGTGTTTGCAGGTCGCAACGACAGGTTTCTATTACGACAGAGGTGAAGTCATTCGCTTGATCTCACTTTGTCAATATCACGCAATTGTCCAGGAGTCATTATTTAAGGCGGGGATGGAATGAACGAGGTCATGCAAGCAGCGTTGGCATTTAGAGATGCCGGTGTCTCAGTTGTTCCTGCCGCAATGGATGGATCGAAAGCGCCAATCGGTACATGGAAGAAGTATCAAGTGAGCATGGCAGATGAAGAGCAACTGGCTGCATGGTTTAGTGGCGCAGCCACAGGCATCGGCATCGTCACTGGCAAAGTCAGCGGCAATCTTGAAATGGTCGAGCTTGAAGGACGCGCCGTTGCCGAGGGCTGTTTAGATGAAATCAGAGAGATTGCAATCAACTCAGGTCTCGGCGACTTATGGACAATCATTTCCACTGGCTATGTTGAACGAACACCATCGGGCGGCATTCACTTCTTATGGCGAATCGCAGATGAGCCTGTTCCTGGCAACACGAAGTTTGCAAGGCGACCAGGGGAGAACAACACAGTTCTTGTCTATGCAGAGAGCCGAGGCGAGGGCGGCTTTGTGGTCACAGCGCCATCGTCAGGGACAGTTCATCCGTCAGGTCAGCCTTGGCAGTTGCTAGTCGGATCACCACTGACAATTCCAATGTTGTCGTGGGAAGAACGTGAGGCAATTGTCTCTGTATTCAAATCAATTGATTCCATGCCTGAGAAAGAAACAATCGTTGCAGCGTTGCAAACTCATCCAGCTTCAACAGGTGAAAAACCAGGCGATGACTTCAACGAGCGAGGCGATTGGGCTGAGATTCTCGTTGGATGGCGAAAGGTCTATACAGCCAATGGCGTGACCTATTGGCGCAGACCAGGCAAGGAGACCGGCATATCGGCCACGACAGGGCGCAACGACGCCGACAATCTCTTTGTCTTTACATCTTCGACAACTTTTGAACAAGAGCGCCCATATTCAAAATTTGCAGCCTTTGCACACTTACACCACAACGATGACTTCTCATCTGCTGCAAAAGAATTGCGTTCACGAGGATTCGGATCAACGTCATCATCCCTACCCACACTGACAGAGTTGATGAGCACACCAAGTCTTTCTCTTGTTCCTGACCTCGATGCAGACCATGTCGAAGAGCAGCGAGAACGCTCAACCTGGTATCCAAAGCCTTTAGACCTCACAGGTGAGATTGAAGAGCCATCACCTGAATTCCTCAGCCGCAACGACGGACACAGACTCTTCTATCGAGGCAAAATCAACGCACTGCTCGGCGAGTCCGAGTCAGGAAAGACATGGGTTGCATTACTGGCAGTTAAGCAAGCCTTAGATGTCCAACAAAAGGTCATATACCTAGACTTTGAAGATTCCGGCAAAGGCATTTTGGCAAGACTGCGCTCAATGGGCATTGAAGATGCCAAGTTTGCAAACTTTACCTACGCCAACCCTGACCAAAATCTCGCACTAGACGAGCGCATTGACCTACTTGATGCCTTGAGAGAGATAAACCCTGAACTCATCATCGTCGATGGCGTCAACGCTGCCATGACGCTGCTCAACCTGGAACTAACAAGCAACAGAGACGCCACATTCTTCAGCCAACAACTCCTCAAGCCACTGGCTGCGTCAGGCGCGTGTGTCGTGACCATCGACCATGTTCCGAAGTCAAAAGACAATCGCGGCAACTACGCCATCGGCGCTCAAGCCAAGCGAGCAGACATTAACGGCTGCGCCATCGCCGTCGAAGTCACCCTGCCATTTGGCAAGGGCATGAATGGCGAGCTACAACTCAAAGTCACCAAGGATCGACCAGGTGCGGTGAGAGAGAACTCAAAAGAGGCGAAGTTTGCTGGCACTGTCTCACTCAGGTCATCTCGTGAGGGAAATGTCGTGATGGTCATCGAAAGTCCACAGATGACGGGAGATAAGACGAGGCCGACTCATCTCATGGAGCAAGTCAGTCGAACATTAGAAGGATCACAGATGCCTCTCTCCAAGAATGCTGTTGAAAAAGAAATAAAGGGCAAGGCCGAGTGGGTGCGAATTGCCATCCAAACTCTCATTGATGAGAAGTATGTTGTCATCGAAAACGGCTCTCGAAACGCTCTTAACCTCAAATCAGTCCGTCAATATCGAGAATCTGACGAGGTTGTTTCACCACTTCATTGGCAAGAGGCGAATGATGTTTGACCTCGTCCCACCTCGTCCCGACCTCGTCCCGGACGAACTGACCAATACCAATCGACTTCGTCCCATCGTCCCCCTCTCTAAGAGGGGACGAGGACGAGGTCAGATGGTGAGCGCAAAACCATGACTGAATACCTAATATCCACACCACCTCGTCCCGAGCTTTGTTTGCGATGCAAGGGGTGGGTTTTGACATCTCAAGTCTTTGGATTTGAAACGAAAGTTGAGCCGAACCCACTCAACCTTGTCGAAGAGGTCAAGGCTCGTATTGAAGGACGAAAAATCTTTCAGACCTTTGGCACAGTCGAGCCAATCTTGGTCAGGCGCTCGATGTGGCACATCGCAAACATCGATCCGCATACGAAGGTGTTGGTTGCCCACGATTGCAAAAGGCCGACCTATTTCGAGCCACAGCCGCTATTTGAAAGCCAAGTGTCAACCCATTCCGAAGGAGCGCCATTTTAGATGACATGTTCAATGTGCAACAACAGCGTCCAAGTCCAAGGGCTTTGTAACAGATGCCATGCCAAATTCCATCAGATGCTCGATGACCTCGGTGAGTTGTGGCGTGACAGTCACATGGAGTTGTTACCTGGTAAGTCAGGAGGCGGGGGCAGGTCGAGTGAGAGAACTATTGGACTCAACGTGGCGGCGCTGTCATTTGTCGCTGGCTCAGACATTCTCGGCATCTTGCATGAGTGGGAGAAGGTAGTCCGAGCCGATAGACAACTGACGCCGCCAGCGTTCGTGCGCAAGCCTGAGTCAGTAGGCGCAGAGATAGTTGATGCAATCGCCTTCGCCCAAACCCACCTGCGATGGGCGGGGGAGCAGGAATGGATTAGGGAGTACATGCGAGAGGTGAAGGAGCTTCACGCGATGGGGATGGCGGCGGCGCGAAAGTTTGTGAAGAAGGCTCGGCGCATTGCCTGTCCAGCAGAGATTGCAGATGGCGGCAATTGCAATAACCTCTTGAAGATAAACGATGATGATCCGTTGGACATCTTCCAATGCAGGAAGTGCGAGAGCCAGTGGACAACACTGCGATTGATTGCGGTAGCCATGTCTGACCCAACCCGAGACATTTGGCTGGATGCTGAAGCCATTGCATCTTGGACTCATATTCAAGAACGCCAGGTCTATCGAATTGCAAGGCGAGAAGGCATTGCGAAAAAGGGGCAGCTCTACAATGTCAAACAATTTCTTGCTCATGTAAACCAGGCGATTTGACTTGTCATGTCAAAGTTAGGGAGTACGATTAAGCGTCGGCGAAAAGTGTCAAAACACTCACGCCGACATTGTCATTTCAGAAAGGTATTCCACTATGACTAACACAGTGGAAATTACTGACGTGGACAATGTCATTGATAACATCCTGGCGCATCTTTCGGAAGTCATTCGTATCGAACACAACATTCCACGAAAAGAAGCACTTCAGGTTGTTGTTGATTCATTGTTGGATCAGAGAAAGAAATGACAACTATTGTTGCTGTGCAGTCACATGATAGAGTTTTGTTTGGTGCTGACTCACAAGTAACTGCACCAAATGGCAGAAAGTATTCTGCACAAGCAATGGTGAAGATAAGTCAGCGCAATGGATACATCATTGCTGGTTCAGGTGAGTGCGCACCATGCGATATAGCACAGCACATTTGGTTACCACCAACACCTACTGCAAAAGATAAGCGCGACCTGTATCACTACATGATTGCCAAGGTAGTCCCATCACTTAAGGTTTGTTTCAAAGATAATGATTACAAACCAAACAATGATGATGAGGATGCAAACTCATTCTCCTTCTTAATTGCGTTATGTGGTGAGTTGTTTGAGATAGCAGATGACTTCTCAGTATCGCGAGATGACTCAGGCTTCTATGGTGTAGGCAGTGGTAGTGGGTACGCAATAGGTGCGCTATATGCAGGTGCATCAATAGAACATGCGCTGACTATCGCATCACGCAATGACGCTTACACATCAGCACCATTCATTTACATAGAGCAGAGTAAGTGATGCCTAAGTTGCCATGTATTAGATGCGGTGTACCGATACAACCAAACAAGTTTAGTCGCTGCAATAATTGTTTAGAGATACACATTGCAGCACAACCACCAAGAATCAGAGCCAATGCCAATGCTCGTGGCTATGACGCACAGTGGCGCAAACTTCGTGAGTTCATATTGCAACGCGATGGCATGGTCTGCAATTACTGCCAAATAAAATTAGATTCAACGAACGCATCTGTCGATCATGTCATCCCACTGAGCAAGGACAAGTCCTTGTCGCACACACCATCAAACTTGGTTGCTTGTTGCAGAAAATGCAACTCATCTCTTCAAGCTAAGTAAAAAACAACATCCACGCTCAAGACCTGTTTTTCCTCCGACGCTTATATAGAC